AAGCAAATCCTGCGCGATTTTTCGCACAGCATCGGCTTCGTCATGTAGGTCGTGCGACTCGAGCGTCTCAGCAGTCTTCTCGAAGTCCAGCATTGCGTTAGCAACAAGACCCTGATAGGGGAAGGCGGATGGACGGCGGTTCAGCGCATTGAGAATCTGCTCATGAACCTGCTCTGGATTTCCAACCATGCCCCCTAGGCCGTCGGACTCTGCAACGAAAACCTCGCCCGGGTGGGCCTCCTCTATGATTGATTTTTCATCGCTTTTGCGCGGGCGCTTTTCACGGATTGCCTTCTCTGTGTCGGCGGCAGCGGCAACGAGCCGCTGGCGCGCTGCGGCTCGCTTATCTGCCAGATTTTTGGCAAACTCTTTTGCAATTTCATCGGCAATCGTCATTTGTACCTCTTCACTAGCCTTTGTAGAGTATATCTTTACTCTTTTGAGTAGATTTTTTGCAGCTCTCCGCGAACTCGATCTGCGACAGTTCCGATACCAGCGGCAGGGGAGCCATGGGCAGCGGAGGTTCCTCCGGGACCACTTGCGCCCGTGGGCGTGGAGGCGTCTGTACCAGTGTCGCCGAAAAATTCCTTAATACCCTCGTAGGCCTTGTTGACACCGTACGCTGCTCCGCCAATGAGAGCTCCTGGAACAACTACGAATTTAAGTATACCTGGCAAGAATTTTGTTGCACGCCATACCGCGCGAAGGCGATCCATGACGGTTCTGTGCCTGCCAAAGGTGTCGCCCAATATATTCCAGAGGCGATCAGGGTCCGCTGCACGGGCGGCAGCGGAGGCAAGACTGCGACCAACGACTTCGTGGGCCTTCATTATATCTCTTGTATTTATCCTGCCTGGAGCACGACGGGATATGCTTGTAATCTTTTCGGCGAGAGTATTTTTATCCACGCCCGCCAGATACTCCTTTCCCCTGCCTGTCTTAGACATCTCTACGAAATCATCTATTGCATCCTGGTCGCCATCGGCAGCTGCATCAAGAAGCTTTTTTATCACACTTTGAAGATGGCCCTCAGTCTTCCACATCCCCTTGATGTATTTAAGGTCGGAGAGGCTCTCGGGCCCCTTTGAAAGAAGGTCGGTAAGAGGCCTTAGCGATGACGTACTTAGCTTTTGCGCAAAACCCGGTTTTGGATAAATCGTCTTATGTATACCTATGGCCTCATGCAGAGCCTTTTTGCGACCCAGGTCGTCTCCGGTCAGTATTCCGTCTACTTGCGCCCGGGCAGCCTGAATGGCATCATCATCTGTTCCTTCTAGCGCTTTCAGGAAGCCAAGGATATCGTTCACTGCATCAGTAGCGGCGGAGTTCGCAGACTTGATCAGGGGAAATGCAGACGAAGATGTGCGGGCGAGGGATGGATCTTGGCTTACGAGCTTGGAAATGGTATCTATGGCGCGATCCTTGTCGATGCCAAGGGCGTCAGCAAAGCCTGCCAGAGCTCGGTCGAACTCTGGTACCCTGTGATCTGATTTTTTATATTCTTCCCAAGTCTTGATGATGTTCATCTTTCCTCTACCAAGCTGCAAGTAAAATTACGCCCTAGGCCTGGGCCTGACTGATAATAGCTCGCCTAATTTTCTGCACTGTGGCGCCATCTGTCAGCACCTTTTGCAGCCTGCTTTTCATCTCCGGAAGGTCTTTGTTGAATGTGAAGTAATATGCAGAGTCAGCTGGGTCTATTTGCCTGGCTAGCTCAGTTGCGGTGCTCTCAATTATGCTACCGATCTCCTTGGCGGCGGTCTCGTTTAGCCCGGGGTCTCCAAAGAGCGGGTTAACATCAGCAGAGTCCTTTAGAAGCTGCAGTAGCTGCCGTCTTGTTCCCCTGATAAACTGCAGGAGTTTAGTGCTCAGTATCGCCTGAGCACTAGTGGCAATGCTAACCCCAGCTAGAGCACCGTTCCAGTAGGCTAATTCGAGATGGTAGACCTCGTCTTTGGTCCCCTCGGTGGCCGGTTTGCTTGCTGGCGGCAGTCCAAGCTCCTTTCGTCTGCGATTGACTGCGGCTATAAAAGAATTTGCAACAAGTCTGCATTTTGTCTGTATCTCTAGGACAGTCTTGCGGACCTCGTCCATGTAGTTATCGTATTCCTCAATGGTGAATATGCCTTGGAAGCTTTTCGGCAGCTTATTCTCTACCGTTAAACCGCCTGATTCAAGGGCATACTGCATCTGACGCAAGGCCTGAGCGGCAGCCCAAGGCTCATCCTCTAGGGTTAGGCCTCCTCTTGGGAAACCGCGCAAAAAGGGGACCATCAGGAACACTGTGCCGTCTGATAGCGTGAATTGATTTAGAACACCCTTGTCTTCGTTTTCGGAAGCGGGAGTCTTTGCTCCTTTGTCAGCAGGAGGCGCAGGTGTTGGCGGAGCGCTTGGTGCGGAGGTCTTGGGCGGCGGATTGGCTAGGCCAAGCTTCGCGTTCATCTCTGCGCTGGGGCGGCCGGAATTGTCAAGAGGATTATCGACTCCAAGTTTCTTTGCGACTGCCTTGACAGCTTCGCGAGTCTTGTTGCCGTAGAGTCCGTCTACTCCATCTTTCTCAGGCCCTGTTTTTCCAAGGTCAATATTGGGATCCTGCTTCCTCAGGGCCTTTTGCAGGGCAAAGACATAATCAGTCCCTAGCGGCCGTCCCCGGCCAACACGAGATGGAGAGGCGAGGCCTTTGGAAGAGGCCTCAGGAGTTGCTGGAATAGAGGTTAAGCTGAGTACCATGCCATCTCCTTATATACGCGAGGGGAGTTTATCTAGTTCAGATGAAGCTTTTTTTATCTGGGCTGAAACGTGCTTATACAGCTCAAAAGCTCCCTGTGGAAAGTCTGGTCGGGCAATGAGCTTGGCCTTGGCATCGTCTTTCTTATTGTAGTGAGACACAAGCCTCTGGACTTTTAAATCATCTAGCAGAAGGCTCTTGGCAATATTGAAGTGTGGCTCACTCCAGTATTCACCCTTAGGATCATCCTCTATCTGATACTTGGCAAAAAAGGCTTCAAGCTCTTTAGCGCCCTTTGTTATGTACTCGTCAAATGCCTTTTCTGCCGCGCCAGCACCGCCGCCATCCTGTGACATTGCCGGGCCGCCAATCCTCTTGGCGGCAATTTTCATCTTGGCAATGGCGTCCTTGGCCACTTGAATATCGTCGTAGTTGGCAGCATTTTTATCCATGGCCCGATCAAGGCCTTCTATCAGGGCGGGAACAGCGGCTGTGCGGTTTTTAATTGCGTACTCAAGATGCCTGATCGCGTTTCTCTCTGCGGCTCCTGACAGCATCGGAACTGTGTTCTTGACAACGCTCAGCTCGCGAAAAAGGTCGGCCCATGCGGGGTCATCTGGCGCAACAACAAAAGCTGTGGACCCGGTGCCGGTACGCCTGCTAGCATGGCGTACAATGGCAAGGGCGTCAAAAGCCCCGCTGGCGGCCAGGTCCACCATGAGTCCGCCGATAATAGCTTCGGCCTTCTTTTTCCTGATGCTCATGGCAAACTCCTAATCAAGAAAGCTTTGCAGCAGCTTCGCGGAGCGAGGCGGCCTGCTTAAAAAGTCCGGAGGCGTCGGCCTGATCGGCTACCACTCGCAGCTGGTCGGCAACCGCAGCAAGCTTCTTGCGCTTGCCGGCGTCAAGCATCTTCATGGCTACAGCCTGGCGATCCTGGGCAGTCATTACCGTAGCATCAATACCCTCGAGCTTTACCGACTTCTTGTGAACATCATCAAGCATGTCGCTGAAGTAGGCCTCGGCACGCTTGTTTAGCTCTGACTGGATATCCACATCTGCGCGGGCCTCTTCCTGTCGGAAAACGCTCTTTGGCATAGTGGTCTGACCAGCCATCTTCTTTTGAACTTCTGCCAGTATACCGTCTACATCCACAAACTTAGACATCACTCACCTGCTTTGATCTCTCGAAGACGAGAGGCTGCTAATTCGACCATATACGCTGCAGATTGATTATTAGCTAGCAGCGAGGCAGTTTTATCCAACTTGTCCGCTAGCTCATCCAGCTCATCATCGCTCATATCATCATCCGCATCATCATCAACAACAACGACAGAATCCGCCAGTCGCTTCTCTCTCGTATCTGAAACAGTTTCAGCTGGGCTGTCGCCCTTTAGCTTCAACACTGCACCACGGAAAGCCTCTTCTGCCTCCGGGCCGCCATTAATTACGGCGAGAATGAGCTTCTCTGTCTCCGTCTTGGGATTGCGTGGCGAGGCAACGCAGAACTCGGAGCAGCCCGACGCATCAACAACCGAAACACAAAAAAGATCATTTAGCTCATCGAGCCATACACGCACGGTTGCCGACTCATCGCACTGGGCTATTTCCTCGTGCATGGTCTTGAGCCAGCTATCCACATCTGTTGCAACAAATTTGCGGTTGCGCTGGTTATTCTTTTGCGTGAGTGCGTCTGCCCAAGCAGACACAAACTCGTCACGAATATCCATGCCCGTATCGGCCTCAAACATGCTTGCAAACAGGGACAATTTCTTATTCATATCAACCTCACAACCACATGAATTCAAGCATGGGGTTTACACTCGTAGGAGGCACACACACCATGGCCACCGCTGGCTGGGAATCCATTAGCTGCTCGCTCGTAAGCCGACCACCGGAGCTGACATAAAGCGCAGCGTTTAGCGGATAGGGCACGGCGGTCTCGTATTGATCAGTAGCAAAAATGCAGCCGCTTGGGTTTGGCCAAACAGTTACCTTGTTGCTGCCCAGCGTGGAATCGTCCCCCGGCCGATTTGGCACATAATAAGAATACCTAGCGCGTATCATTACGCTGTCATTAGTCGTAGACACAGGGCTGATGCGCGCATTCAGTGCGGTTCCAGCGACGATGTTCACTGCTCCATTCACTGCGATTAGCTCTACCCCTGCTATGTCAGAGGCGAAACTATACTGCAGAATATTCGCATTTTTGAGGAATGCGATCTTGTCAACAGCAAGTAGCGGCACCCCGGTGCTCAGATCAATCTCTGACTCAGAGGGAGTGACAAGAACAATTTCGTCGATCACCGGACGCACATGGGCAACTTCCCTGACGTCTTCAATTATACCGAATGGAGCAATGCCATCGCTGACGCCTAGTACGATTTCATTACCGACAAGCTTGTGCTGGCCAATCATGCCAGGCAAAAAGGTGGCATTTGGATCAAGAGGCCGCTGAGTCGGCCAGTTTCTACCAACATGAATTGGCCTAAGCATCAGTCTTCTCCTAGCACGCTTACCATGTTGTTGAGGAGCGCATCAACCCTCCCAGCAAGTGGGCTGCCGGCCTGATCAAGCTCGCTCGCAGTGCCGGCGAGCTGCTGCGCAATGCCAGAGAAGTAGCCAGCTTCTGGTGCTGGTGAGTTCTCTTTGATCGCCTGCTGCATGCCGGCTGCAATTTCGTCTGCAATGTCAATTGTTGCCATAACCTTCCTCACTTTCTATAGGGAAATCCCAAAAGAAGCATATATATCCGTCTATTTCTTCAGAATCTAGACCCAACTCCATTAGTTCGCGTATCTCTGACTGAATCTCAAACTGGCTAAAGTCAAACATGAGCGCCTCTTTTCGGCTGATCGATGTTCCTTGCCTTGCTGGTACCGGACATCCGCGGGGCGGATACCATTATTTACATTTATTGATCTGCGTCGAGAAAATAACGAAAACGGAAAACCCCGCCGGGTTGCGGCGGGGTTCTCTTTGGCTTCGGCTCTCGCTCAGATGTCGAACAGAGCCTTGCCGAGGCTGCGCCAGTCGCGGACATCAACACTGCCCTTGTCGGAGGCAGTGCGGGTGTTCGACTCTCCGCCATCAACTACGCCCATCTGTGGGACGATGCCGGCGGTGCGGGCCTGTGGCTTAACGTTGCTAACCATGCGCTTGAAGCTGTCAAAGTTAGCATCGCTGCCGGTAGCAAGGGTCTCCGCGCACTCATCGAGAGCGGCACGACCCTGGCTGATGAGGCCGCGAGCCTGGGCGTCGATAGCAACCGCGTAAGCGCGCTTGTAGCGGAAGCCAATATCCTCGTTCGAGCTAGCTGACTTCTTGAACTCAGAAACAAGGCCCTTGGCGAACTCGCTGTCGGTCTTGCCGAAGTACTCGCGGTAGTACTTGACTGCTTCGGCATCGACGGCAGCCACGGCTACAAGGGCGTCGAGCTGCGACTCCTTGATCGTGCCCTGGCGTACGGCGGTAGCAATTCCGGCAGCAGCCTTCTTGACACCTTCCATGGTCTTCATCGCCATTTCCTGGGCCTCGAATACGCTCTGGACGTCCGAGTCGGCATCGCCTTGCGTCTTCATGCCGAAGTCGAGCTTGCCTTCGCCCTTGCCGTGAACGTTGAGCATCGGGTCGGAGCTGACCATGTCCATCTTCGCGGCGCGAGCAACGAGCTGCTGGCGCATGGCGGCACGCTTGGACATGTCATCCATGGCATCGGCCTCCTCGTCCTTGTCCTCCTCATCCTCGGCCTTCTCTTCTGCCAACTCCGCGACATCCTCGACCTTATCCTCGAGCGCCTTGAGCTCTTCGCGAAGGTCGTTTAGGGCCTGCTCCAGGTCATCGTGAGATGGGTCGCCTTCGATGTGCTCATCGATGGCGCTCTCAACCTCTTCAGCTACCTGATCAAGCTCCTCGTCATCAAGAGCCATGGCGGCGTCCTCGGCGCAGGCATCTTGATACGCAGCAATGCGCTCATTTGCCTCGATTACGGCCAGGTGGCTGTCGCGAATCGCAGCGCGAGCGGCGAGGCGAACGCTTGGATCAGCCAGGTCGGCATCGCGGACTAGGAAGCGAAGCTCGCTGGCGAGTGAGTTTAGCGAAGCGTGAGCCTCGAACATCCCGCGCTGCAGTGAGGCAGTGGCAGCCATTGGCGCCTCTACGTCAACATCGCTAACGCCGGCGTCGTCACCAAGGACTGCGGCCTTGAGGTCAGCAACGCAGCCTTCGAGCTTCTCAAGAGCGCCCATGACGCGATCCTTCATGTCATCGGCCTCGTTACCAGGAGCTGGCTCTGGAGCTGGCTCAACCATTGGAGCTGGAGCCGGAGCAGGAGGCGCAGCCATGCCAGCATCAGCCGGCGGAGCTGGCATCGGAGCATCGGCAGCTGACTCCTTGGCTGCATCGAGCTCGGCCGCGAGCTTGGAAATATTGCCTGCACGAATCTGAGCCATGAGCTGCTTGCCGTACTCTGGCGATACAAATAGCTCTCCCCAGGTCTTGCCGGCAACGTCGCTCTGCTTATTGAGGTGAACGTTGTACGCATCCCCAGCGGTTACGCTGAAGACTTCCTTGTCGCCGGCAAGAACCGACCAGCGTGAGCGCTCAACATTGGCAGACTTCGTCAGACGAGCCTTGAGGCCGGCGCGCTGAATGAGCTCCTTTACCTTCTGATCAGGGTTGCTGACCTTGGTATCGAGCTCCTCACCGTGGAGGTGATGATCGCCGTCGCGGAGATCCGGGTCGCCCATGGGGGCGTAAGCCTTTGGCTCTTCGGTGCCCTGAGGATATGCCTTCTTCTTCATGGGCTTCGCGCCCTTTGCGGCCTTGGCATCATGCTCTTCCTTCATGCCTTTCATGCCCTTTGTTGCCTTGGGCTCCTTCTTCTCATCTTCCGAGTCCTTCTTCTCGGCCTTCTTGCCCTTCTTCTTGGCAGCTTCCTTGAGGATCTCGAGACGGCGCAGGAGAGCGGCCTCGGCCTTCATCAGATCCTTGTCATCAGCGTCCTGACCTTCGTCATCAGAGTGATCATCGGCCATCTGAACAACTTTGCCGGAACCCTTGGTGGTGTCAACGACGACTGCCTTGTTGCCCTGCATTGGCACGGCCTTTAGCTCAGCGGAAATGGCACGAAGCTTCTCTGCGCGGGCAGCGCGACGCTCGTCCAGCGATGCGCGGTGAAGCATCTCCTTTACCTTCTGATCTGGATTAGCTACGGAAGTGTCGAGCTCCTCGCCGTGGAGGTGGTGATCGCCCTCGCGTAGATCTGGATCGCCCATGGGGGCATAAGCCTTTGGCTCTTCTGTGCCCTGCATGTAAGCCTTCTTACGCAGATTAGCACGCTTCCGTAGTTCATCAAACGTCATAATATCTCCTGTTCCCACTCCCGCCTTCTGGGTCGGGAGACACGATTTCAAACTATCCAAACTGTTTTTAATAGATGTTATTCTTTCAGAAATGGCATCAGAGTCTTTTTTGTACTCGGCTGCACCTTTTTTCAACGGAACGTCCCTATATACGGATGCTAGCCCAAACAAATCGCCCTCTGGAGGAGATCCGTGTCCACCAGACGTACTGTTCCGCCCAAACGGATCAATCCCTGTGCCTGAGCTGGCTGTGCCAGCCGGATCGCCAGTCATGGGCCCTCTGGTCCCTGTTCCGGACCGGGCGTCATCGCCCAGCGGAGACGATCCAGTCGCGGAAGAAGGGGGCATACTAGTGACACTGTCAGATACACCAAGCGCAAGTTCGGTGAGCCTGCCTATTGCCTTGGATGCCTCCTTGACCATATCCTCGGAGTCAGAAAGATTTTTTATCCTTGACAAGGCCTTAAAGAGTTCTTCACTCTTATCGTCACCTGAGGTAAGGAGAGCCGAATGGATAGCGCTCAGACCAACCTCGTTCATGTACTCGAAAAGTTTCGACGCCGCCATTCCTAGAGCGCCGGTTTTTTCATCATTAGCCTCTACAAGGCCAATCAGTTCAAACAAGCGATCAAGCGATACGTCCCCGGGCGGGATGCCTCTTGTGACATCTTCCTGCAGGCTGCCAATCTCGCTGTCAACGGCAGCAAGCACCTCGAGCGGCACGCCCTTAATCTTGCGCAGCGCATCTGCCTGCGCGCGATATTCATCGAGACTGGCAACGATCTTGCGGATCTTGGCACGAGGATCTGCTCCTGTAACCACAATGCTGAGCTCGATTGGATTCAGATCAAGATTTATTTCGCCGTAATGGGTTCGCGCCTTTACGTGACCGCAAAATTCAGAAGCTACGGTGGCCACATTCTGGCACTCGCTACAGATCGAGCGACCGACGGCGGTTCCCATTGAGACGTTTGTGGCGTATCCGGCCTCTACCTTGCGGGCGAGGTCTGGGTAATTCTTCTTGTCAAGTGCAAAGAGCGCATGAACACGCTTGAACTTTGGGTCATAAAAAGTATCAACTATTACGCCCCGGATGCCATCAACAGAGCTGGACACATGGTCCTTGCACAGCGGCTTGCCGATCCAGTTTTTATAAGCCTTTAGGAGCTCGCTCTCTGGAAAGATGTCTCCATTGTTATTCTTCGTTGGGCGAATTCCATCGGGACTAACCCAGCGAGCAGTTTCGCGACCGTCTGCTGCATCATAGCGCTCAAACCAACCCGCAACAGCCTTGCCATCAGCGGTCTTAATGACCTCTCCGGTCTCCTGATTTATAAGAGCTGATTCGGCAGCATGCATCATGATGCAGCTAGCATAAAGAAAATCGTCAACGTATGGCGACAGTTCAGTGGCGCCCCGCTTCTTCTGCTCCGCTCGCAGAGTATCGGTAACGGCAGCAAATCGAGCATGCACTGCCGGATCGTCATTTAGCTTTGCATTGCTGACAATTCCCAGGGAATTGCCGGCAATAAAACCACTCTTGATAATGCTCATTCTTCCTCCGCGCTGCCTTCCTGGTCAGAAGGGGACTCTGACTCGTCAGTGCCAGTGGCTACCGGCACCGTTTTATCGCTTAGCCATGAAGGAATATTCTTCGTGTCTACAAGGGTGGCGGGGTCAGATGTTCCGTATTTAATTATCATTTTGTTACCTTTACGAGCGAGAAGTCGGATGCCAGTTTTAGTTTTCCAAGTATATTCTTGTCTATGTGCGAGATCCACTCGTCGCGGGCGCTAACCAGTACTTTTTCCAGATAATTATTGATTTGTTGCTGAGATGCTTTTGCGTCCGCGACAAAGCTCTCTGCGTCAAAGTCATCCATTATGGTCATTAGATTTATAAATTCGGTGCGGGCCTCTGAGAATGTATTCAGTATTACATCTCGTATCTGATCGGTTCTTGACTCAGAATATAGCTTGCCATATGACACTAGAACAAGGGAGAAAGACTTCACGCAGTTGTTGAAATGTGCCCGCAGCTTGTACTGGTACTTCTTGAAAAGCGCACCAATCGGAATAAGCTGGTCTCCAGATGTTATCTGGTCCAGCGATTCGGTTAGGACTTCGGAAAACTCATTGAACTTCTCGACATGCTCGCAAAATTCTTTGATCTTGTCCCTGAGGTCTGTTGCGCGCGCCTTCTCGCCCTCTGAGACCGGAACTGAAAATTCCACATTTGAGTTTTTACGCATGCTGGTCACCACTCACTCAAGAGGAAATGCAAAAGGGACTGCCAGATTGCCCGGACGATCATTTAGGAGGCCCGGCTCCCGCGTAAGCTGTCCACGCTGATCCTCGGAAAGCATGGTTCGCGCCATTGCACTGGCCTGATTGCTGGCAATCTGCCGGGCCTGGTCGGCAGTCATATTCTTGATAGCCTTGAAGCCGCCATTTTTTTCCGCATATTCGCGCAGCATCTGAGCGCCCTTCTCGTCAAGTGCTGCCTGGCCAATAAACAGGTCAAAGCAGTGGTCTTCCAACCAACCGCGATGGGCTCGAAGGAAATCATCTCTGCCCTGGGCCACCCTTACATTTTGCTCTGCAAGCTTGATGGATGCAGGCAGTTCTTTTGGGGCCGGCGGAGCAGGTAGATTGTGGGTGCCTTTTGCCGCAATGACGAAAACATAGGAGTTGCGATGTATGCACACAAACTTACTGGACTCAGTTCCTCGGACGTCGCCGGCCTCGCTCTTGTTCTTCTTTGAAAGAAATATCTCTAGAACAGGGGCTGCGGCAAACTGCTTGGCAATCTCCTCATTTAGGGCAGAATTTTTTACTTTCGCCTTTACCCACTCTGGGTGCAGCTTGCGAAAAGTAATTCGAGCCGTGGTAGAGACATAAACCTTCTTACCAGTAGATGGATCCGTTATTCCGGTGGGCTCCGGTCCTGCGTTTTTTATCATGAATACCTCGACAGTATCTGTCCCATAATATAGGAGATCTGGGATGCATCCAGGCCTGACAGCAGGTTCTTTAGTAGGCCAAATACCGCCCCGATGCCAGCCGACGGATTCTTTCGTTTCTGAGCCAGATCGGTGCCTATTTGGCTGATTTTACGAATTATGCTCTGCTTGAAGCTAACCCGCTTCTCGGGAGACACTCTGCTGACCATGTAGCCGATTAGAGAGCCAACGCCGTTGATTATCTGCTCGGTATCAATCTGGTCGGCAGCACTTTTCATTAGCGCCGCGTCAAGGAAATCCGCTGCTGCATAATGGCCACTGGCATCTGCCAGATGTGCCATGCGTACTATATCGGCTGAGCGTGCGGCCGCCTTTGTGAACTTCTCAAAATCCTTTGGATTTGCCTTTATTTTCTCTCCAAACAGGTGAGCAAATTTCTGCTCCTCGGCATAAGCAGGGCCCTCGCCGCCCTGGAACTTTGACCTTATATGGCCAACCTCGTGACACAGGGTCACGGCCATTTGAAAAGCCCGGTCTAGCGGTGACGAGAACTCGCTTTTTATTCTATTTGCGGATATGTATATTTTTTTTGGATTATCGGATACGACCTTGCCATAGTGGTCTGGCTGGCCCGTCTCTACAACTACATCTGTAATTCCTGAGAAATAGCCGGAGCCCATGACCTTTTCTGCAAGCTCGATGCCCTCTTCAACGTATCCTTCTTGAGGCTGGACTTCTATATCCGCGGCAGTTTTGTTCATGTTCTTGAAAATATGCATGACCAATGGCCAATCCTTCTGCCCCGGCTTGCGACCGGACTGGGACTTGAAGGCTTTCTTTGCCTTTCTCCAGGTTTTTTCCTGTGCCTTGCTTAGATACTTGGGCATAGTGCTCCTATTTGACTCAAAATCGGCCCAATATCGTACTAGTTTATTCTTATGTTTGTGCTGGGCAGCCGTCTACTTGCTCTTGATTGCTCCTGGCACTGCTGTATTTATTTCCTCTGCAGTAGGAGGAATGTGCAGTTTCTGGAATTTATCTCCCGCCGGCACCAGTACTAAGTGCTCCAAGTGAAGGTGTACGCCTTTGGCGCGGCCCGTCTCACCCATCGTGCCTATGAGATCCCCTTTCTTCACCCTCTGGCCCTGTATCACTGATATCGAGTCAAGGTGCATGTACTTGTACTGGTGGCCATTTCCGTCGCTGCCTTTGCGATAGATCACTACCATATTTCCTGCAGTGCCGGCTGGCCCTGCGTGCAGAATGTATCCATCTACGGCTGCGTACGCAGGGCCCTTGCCAGCCCCAATGTCGACGCCATAGTGCATGCGCCTAACCCCGTCAATAGGGCTAACTCTCGTGCCGAATCCGGACGTTACCCGAGGCGGGCGAGCACCGGTCGGCAGGCTCTTGGTGGCATCTACTGGCTCATCACCATGATCATGCTCATCGTCATGTGCGTCAGGAAGAGCTGTCTCTGACACGGTCTGCTCCAGGCGACGTGAAATCGGCGCGCGCCACTTCTCAAGTCGCTCTTTTACTTTTTGAACCTGAGTCTTCATATTTTAACACCAAGTTGCGCGGCTCTGCGTATCTTATTCCTTATTTCTAGATCAATATTATACATTTCTTGATCCGGCTTTATCGACCACCTGAGCTGAGCCGCTTCGCGCAATAGCGGCACCCATCTGCGATCTTCTTTGGCAGCATCGGTATTGAAGCCAAGTCTGTCGATTTTGGCCAAATAATCGCGCAACTTGCGCTTAACGGCAGATGTCTTTTTGCGAGCATCTAGCGCCATTTGCACGACAACAGTTGCGCGCCGAACCAGCTCTTCAATCCGGCCGCCGGCATCAGATAAGACCTCCAGTCCAGCGATATCCTGGCGAGATTCGCATTGACGAATAAAAGCGGCAAGCCGCATCTCTGCGGCTCGATCCCCTTTTCCATAGGCAGCTATATCGGATTTTATATTCATACCTTAGATCGGCGGTAGCGGTGGTTCTGCGCCACCCGGCGGAGGCCCGGCGCCCATATCCGGCGGCATTCCGCCTCCCATGTCAGGAGGCATTCCGCCTTCTGGTGCGGCCTCTGCCCCTACACCTGGGAGAGGTGCCTCATCCTTCTCTATGATTGGTGCATCGGGATCAAGCGTACGCAGTTCTGAAAGAGACATCTTTGCAATCGCTGCCATTTCTTTTGCAAGAATAGCCATCTGAATAGCCTCCTTGCGCTGATTGGCTAGCTCGTCCTGGAAGTCCAGGCCAAGGCTGCGATACACGGTGCCGCGACTAACTCCAACAGGAGCGGTAGGAGGAGTCTTTTCCATAAGATTGAGCAGGTGCCCGATGTATGTATCAACATCGTACAGGGTCATCTGGTTCCACTCTACATCGGGTAGTACCAGGTGCTTTTGACCGTCGATTGTCTCATAAAAATCATTAGCCTCTGCCATCGGCGCAAAGATCTTGTTTACGAGCCAGTTAGTCATCTTCGTACGGAAGTTATTATACCTCTGTCGAATGACGTCTAGTGCCACGGAGGCCGACGCGTATGAGGCGCCTTCTTGAGTGATGACTGCCTTGGGCACCATTAGGCCAATGAAGATATTGTCCAGGATAAAGTTTAGGTCAGCGGAGATGTCAAGAATGCCGCCATTGAAGCCAACCCGCTCAATCGTGACATCCGGATGAGTAAACACCTTGAAATCCTTGTCATACTGAGCGTGCTCGAACACATCTCGCATGGCTGCTAGCTCTTCCTGGCGCGGATAGTGGCCATCTGCATTTGATGCACCAACCTTGACCAAGGTCATTGGATTGACCATTGCATCAGCCTGAATGAACTTGTTCTCGCGGAATAGATCCCACAGAACAAGATCCTTCCATACCGAAACAATAACGGAAGAGCCGTGCGTGTTGTATGCAGTCGACTCGTTCTTCAGGTGGCTGATGTTAAAGTTGTCCAGCGGAATGTACTCATTGCGAGCAATTGCATCTAGCAGGCCCGGATCCATTTTGTCGCGATAAGCGCGATGAACGGGGTCGTTTGATTGGACAATCTGCAGCAGTTTGGGATCTGGCTTCAGCGCAATAATCGATTCGCCAGGTACCGGCGTGCGCTTAACGACTACATAGTCCGGATTGTGGCAGTATACTTTTGACCACATATTGCGAGTCTCGTCATACTCGGCATATGGAAAGACCTCGCCAATCATCCAGTACTCTAGCGCCACCTGCTGTACCACGTTGAATAAATCAACTCGCTTTGCCATCTCGAGATACTTTCTCTCGATCTTCTTATCCTTGCACTTGATGGTCATCTTGCTGATCGGATAAGTTGCATGCAGGTTTATGGCATTTCGAACCAGAGGATTGGTCTCATAAAACGCACGATTCCATGCATTTGCAGTAATGCGGTCACGCGGCAGCTGTAGGTTTGCCGTCAGGAATAGCGGCGAGTACAGATTTGGCATCATATTGGTCGTGTTGCCACGACCTGCAATGTGCAGCTGGCCGCCTAGCTCTGAGGCGGCAGCAGTCTTGATAAGGCTCTGCTTGCCCGCTGCAACGGCAGTACCAAGAGCAATCCGAGGATCGCCGCCAACGGCGCTCTTTTTTAGAATCTCTTCCTCGACCTGAGCACGACGCTCCGGTCCAAGGGACCGCAGCGCCGCTTCGCTAATAGCAAGTTCGCGGGTACGCTCCGGTACCGAGACATTGGAATAAGCCGGTGGTCGATATGGCGTCTTGCCATCCGGCCGCGATGCAAGAGCGAGCGGCTCGGGAGGAGCTTGCCAATCAACAGTTCCCCACTTGTTGTGATTATCTACCATATTCTACCTCAACGCATTCTTGGGATATAGCCAACGATGGGAACGACTACGTCATCCTGCTTCTTTTTGCTTACACCCTCGGAACTCTGCTCAGTAAATTTGCGAGTTACCATGAACTTGTAAGCTGTATAAGCATACATCAGTGCCATTAGTCCGTCGTTCTGGATAACTCCTTTCTTGTACGTTTTAAGCACTATGCCATCTTTCGTCTTAGTGTGGGTTTCCATTGAAGTAATGTGATCCACAAGCCAGCCCAGTAGCTCGAGGCTGTCCCCTTTTGCCGGTATCTTTATTCTACCGCGCTTAAAAAGTGCAAATATCTCATCAAGGACCTGATCCTTGTTTACGCCTACCATTAGGTCTTTTTCGTCATACGAGAAGGCACGCTTGGAGTTGCTCAGGTTTGTGCAGCCGAGGAATTTGTCCTTAAGCCCTTCATTGTGCTGCACTAGTCGAACAAAATCATTACCATAGTAGAAGTCGGCGGCCGACTGGTCTATGTGAAAATCAGCTATTAGCTTGCGGACAACATTCATTTTGTAGTCTGGGTCATTCTTCTTTAGCCTTACGGCATTTTCTACGGTCAGCACGCCCGTATGATCAACCGACATTATAACTGCACAGGTAAACGACTTGCCGCGCTTAACCTCTAGGTCTGCGTCCGACTCTACCTTCTCGCCCCAGTCCATGCCAAGAAAAAAATTCTTTCCTGCTGGGTTTGTTATGCTTTTTGCGACGCCCCTGGACTCGTCCAGGGCGGTGGCATACAGCTCCTCAAGGGTAATTGGAACCTCGCTGGCCGAATAGAACTGCCCCTTTGTCTCGTTTCGCCATGCTCGCTCTGAAGCGTTTTTATTGTGCTGCGGCCAGTACTCGAGAACGTTTTCTTTTGTGAACAGCGGGCTGAGCATCATGTTGAAGTGATAGCCTATATACTTCTGCGGATCGCCCTTGGCGTTTGTCGGCCTGGTCGATATCCAACGACCAAGATCGACCGCTTCGCGCTTGTCCTGCGTTTTAAGGCATGATGGGCACTTGATTAGATTTTCTTTGATCCAGATCTCGTTCCAGTCATCATTTTCCAGATTATAAAGAAAAAAGTAATGATCGCAGTGTTTGCACCGCAACTGATAAAAGCGCTGGTCTGAATCCTCCCACATTGTCCAGAAGAAAGACCCGGAGTGCTTGGGAGTGCCGAAAAATACTTGGACGCCCTTGGTAGGAGCACCGTATGGGGTTGCAGTCAGAACCTTTAGTGTGTTCTCTATAGCGCTGCGGGTCATGTCCTGGCATTCGTCGTAAAGCAAAACATCCTGCGTACTACCACGAATACGGTCGCCGGACTTGCCTATCGAGTCGACGCGAATCTTGCTCATTCCGATAAAGTTTTTCTGCGTCTGCGTGTCTTCTAGGTCCACCGTCCTGGTAACCTTCAAGGCTCGCTTGCCAACGTAATTATCCTTGGCGCCGCTAATCAGATTTGCAAGAATATCTTTTGCATAGACGCCGCAGCGTTTGAGATCTGGGAAAACGTGCATCACTCGAATGGGTGGCTTGCCAGATTCAGTGCTATACAGCCCAGAGCTAGCCATATGCAAGCTAAGTACTCCGGCCATGATGGTGGCACCGACCTGGCGGCCTTTTAGCAGAACTATCGGTTTGGCCTCTTTATTTTCTACCTGAGCAGATACTGCCCGGTATATTTCTGCCATGTACTTCCATCCTGACCCGGATAGGTCGAATGGTTTTCCGTCTATGGTCAGATTATTTTCTGCAAAGCTAACGGGATCAATGATCGAGATGTCTCTCTTGATTTCATTGAAGATGTCTTTTGACGTTAATGCCTTGACTTTCTTAGGGCTTACCATCTGCTTTCTCCATAAACATAAATCCGGCTATTGAAGCCGGACTTATTGCAATCTGATGCCACATTCAGTGTTTTAGCTTGTCGGATATATTCTCGAAAGTCTCGTTATCTTCTTTTGAGGCGCTGCCTTCAGGCTTATTATACAGCACTGGGACAGGGGCAGGCAGCTCGATTTTGTACTTTGACAGCAGCTTTTCGATAAAATCCTTTAGCTCAGCCTTGTGCTCTCGCACAAGCTCTGCTTTGTGAGCAAACTTATTTTTGACATCATCCATGACTTGCAGCCCGTCTATGCCTGATCGGCGTAGGTCTATTAGGCCTGCAATATATGACTTGATCTCGGCAAGACCATGCTCGACGTCCCCTGCGATAACAAGCTTAAAGCTAGCAGATGCCTGCTTCCTAAGGGATGCTTGCTTGGTCAGGTGTGAAGCGGAGTCAAGGCAAACCCTGCGGCGCAACTCATCTACTTTGGCCTCGACGGTCTTGAAGTGCTCGCCGGATTCGGCACTAAGGCCGTCCTGCTTTAGCTCGCTTTTAACAAGATCCTTATACAGTTCATCCCAAATGGTCATATTTGCCTCAGGCTGGATAGGACTTGTTGCCTACGCTCTGGGTGCCGACCTCTACCTCTTCTCCGATCCGGCTAAAATCGCGATCAATCAGCATTCCCTTCTCGCGGAGCAGTGAGTGGACTGATAGGTGGTCTCGATCAGTGAAGCCATACTTCTTCGCCAGGTCGCGATAAACTATTTCGATATTGCGACCATAGGTCACATGTGAGCGAATTATGATATTTGTGATTTCGTGGAGGAAAGGGTCTGCCATCAGCACTATGCGGGCAGATGAGGCCTCTTTCTTAAACTGACCTGACTCCCACTCCATATAGGCGCGAACCTGGATGTCTGATGGCTCTTCGAGAGTTACCGGCAGCAGAGTCTCCTGACCGTCAGTTTCGGCTCGAATGTAGTAGGCCGGGTCGCCATCGGCGCCAATCCGCGTAAACACGGACGAGGACAGCTTAAAGGCCGCAGTCTTGCGGCGTGACTTTTTGGAGGCAAGGCCCTCAAGCGCCTCTTCTAGTCGGGCAACGTAGTCGTAAATTTTGTCGCGGATGCCCTCCGCCTCTTCCTCGTCGATAATATTCTTTTCGTCCGAGCGAATAGCCTTGCTGATCTCGGCATCGAGGCGCTTTAGATAGGCAATAGCGCGCTCGCAGCCAACCGTAGTATGCCCCTTGTGGCGCGGGATCGCGTCCATCTTCTGAGCCAAGTAAGACAGGAACTTGCTGTGATCGCCGTGATGCTCCCAGTCGGTATCTTCGTCCTCATCGCCGTCCTTGTTGCGATCAAGCGACTTGTCCGAGCCAGGAAGAATGTCTACTTCGAACATGGAGTCATCATCCCCTTCGCCAAGCAGGATGTCATCATTGATAATGTCAAGAAGATCGTCATTCATTGTTTTCCTCATCAGCGAACAAATCGTCTAGGACCTGCTGTGTTTTTTTCAGATCAGGGCCTACTAATTCTGTGTTTTCCGTAGAATTTGCATTTATTATTAGCCCAGCATCATCCTGACTGGCATAGCCATAGATGCCGTCAAACAGGTTTGCGTTGCCGGGATTGTCCCAATAGCTGGCCAGCGGGTAGCTATAATAGTCATGAATGCCCATGGCTCCGAACATGCGTGGGTAAACCTGTATAGCGTCCATAGCAGAGTCAGATATACCGGCGCCCGGCTCGCCATAATCACAATGAACAACCCTGCCGTTCTCGGCAAGCTTGTCCGCAAACACACACCGGCCCTGACCGTACATGGCGTAAACAGCAACATTGTGCTGCTTTTGCACATCCCTGGACTCTGGGTCGACATTCGCCAGTGCCTCCATCCGCAGGACAGAATCGCCGGCATTGCGACAAGCCACCTGAATGCCAAGACCAAATGGGCAGCGATTTATTCCATCCGGAGTCCGGATAACAGCTAGCTTTTTCAACATGACACCTGTTCTATGTACTTCAAGAAATCTCTTACTGCCTTGCTGGAACCGGCAGACTTCCAATACTTGCGATTTCTCTCTTTCCCGCAATAAGCCTCTGTTGGGATTGCGGAATCAAGTGCATAGGCCTCATACACCCGCTTTTTAAGCGATTTCGCGGCTCTTTTGCGATACTCATCCAGCTGGCCCTGGAGGCCCTCGCCCGAGCCATAGTCATAATTTTGTCTAAAAAACGGCGGAACGCGAGCGTCGTCGCCCGTCAGCGGATGGTCTTCCGACCAGCCGGCAGTCGCCCGAATAACGCATTCGGCGCCAGACCCATGATCTCTGTGCAGGGCAAGAGCTTCATTTATTATGTTTTGCTTCCAGCGCTTTAGATCAGACATGGTGCAGCATCCTCTGGCGAGCCAGCTCTCTCATCACGAGCTTTGTGACAGGTATGTGTTTAATAAGATCCCGCTCATACAGCCAGCTAACTATTTCAGGATTTTTGCGGATAGCATCATTTATAATCCTACCGGCATGCCCGTGATTGATCTTTTCAATTTTATGGAACTGCTTGATCAGCTCGTCTTCAAGCTGCTGTTCTGGCTGCATTCCTTCTGCGATGTACTTTATCGCCCTCAGGAGCCTGACAGGATCGCGAAACGTGATTTCTGGGGTCAGCGGGCAGCGCAGAGTTTTGCTTTTTAAGTCTTCCAGCCCACCGCAAACATCTACGAAGTGACCGTCGTCGCAGGCGATCATCATCGTATTAATCGTAAAGTCTCGGCTGTATAGCTCGGACGCGAATGATCCATCCTTGTGTTCCGTGTAGAGCACATGTGGACTAAAATCCAGCTCTATTCCTTCCACAACCATCTTTTTGGAGCCGCTGCCTGTTTCGTAGATCGGCACTCCAAAGTACTCCGCAACCAGGTCTGCCAGAATAAGATTATCTGGGCTGCCACAGGTAATGTCGTAGTCTACCGGATCAGCTCCAGTTATCATATTCCTGACTGCGCCGCCAACTATAAATGGCCTAGGCAAACCATTGGTTGCTGCCAATGATGCTACCTGCTTCATTATAGAGGCAACGGTTTCCATTATCAAACCTTAGGCGGGAATGCTGGTGGTGCAAGCGGTAGCGCATCTGGTGCAGCTAATTCTGTAGTGCCCTCAGATGCCTCCGGAGGTGCTGGCTCGAGTGCCTTGACGAGCGGAAGATCCTGCGGCCTGACGACCGTTTTAACGACAGCAGGAGCCATCTTTGGAGCGGTCTGCTGCTGGAGCTCTGCGCGGAGCTTGCCAACAAGATCATCGATCTTATTCGCTGAGCCGTTGAAGGCCTCCATCAGCTTTGCAGCGGCGTCACCGATCTCAGGCATATGACCGAAGCCAAGATTAAAGATATCAATATCCCTGGCTGACAGCTCCCTGATAATCGCGCGCTGGCGGAGGAACGCTGAGATCTCCTCAAGCGACTTAAGAACAGCCTCTAGGTCGTCTGGGCGGGAGATGGAGCCAGCAACCTTTACGAACGTTTCATCCGGGGCAGCTATCTTGCGAATTACGTCGGCGCCCTCGAACCAATCATTTTGCTCCGCAGTGAAGGCCACCTTCTCAATAACATCTTGAAGAGTTGCCACTTTGAGCTTGCGAATGCTCTTGCGAAGAACATTGAGGCTATCCTCGACTGCATCGAACTGCTCTTCCTTGAGCAGGTGACGATATTTTTCCAGCAGCTTGTCAATGGCAAAAGTCCTGCCGACCATCTTGTCGCGCATCTTCTTGAACTCTTCTGCAGACATCGGGTCAGTCTGGTGGTCACGCGCCGGCTGTACAACAGGGGGCTCCTGGGCAGGCTGCTTGCGCATGAACTCGTAGACGAATGCACTATCTGAGCCCTCGGGGCCGTATGCAACTTTTTTAATCAAAACGTCCTCCTGAGCACTCAGGTAGCCCAAATTCCTACCGGACTTGTACTTTAATCCATACCAGGAAAGGAAGGCCAAGCGGTCATCCATGTCTAGGTCAGAAATCACCCTACGAATCGCGTCTGCCTCTAAAACGCCCGAGGATATAAGGCTTGCCGCCCGAGACGCCAGAGAGGGGAAATTCCTTTTAATACCCGTATATACAGCTGTATCTACCCGTATAGGGTAAGCTTCTTTCTTTAATTCTTTACCAAGAGAGAAGGACAGGGTCTTATTAGGATCTTTGCTCTTGCCTAAGACAGATACTAGCTCTTTCGCTATTTCTTTTAGCGTACTAACCTCTGACCTAATAAAGTGGCTTAACAGATCTTCGTACTCTGACTCTGATAGCTTTGTATTTAGGTGTCTGAGGGCATCTGTCAAAACTCTATCTAGGAAGAGGAACTTTACTAGATCCCGCGATTCAACTCCACACCTTTCCGCTTTAGCAGATATGCCCTTTAAGCACTCCAGCATCTCGTTATCAAATTTGTCTTCTGTGAAGTTAAACATTGATCCTCCCACCAAGAGGGATAAGGCCGGTGGTCTCCGTGTACTCGAGCTCCTTCATCTTCAGGTTCAGACGCTCCATGAACTCAATCGCTAGATTTGGATCTACGCTATCGAGGGTATCGCGCACTGCATCACGGATAACCGTTGCATGGTCACGAACGATGTTTATATTTACGCTTACTTCTGCTGACTGGACTGAAGCGGCTGTATCAGCCTTGTCTTGCTGCTGCAAGATAGATAGGAGGAGCTTCATTTGCTCTAGTAGCACTTTCTCGTTGCGCTCATCCATCTTGCCACTGGCATGCAGCTCATTGTAGTAGAACTCCATACGGCCTTTAATTATCGTAAGAAGCTGGACAAGCTCCTTTTTTACGTTTATCTCCTCTTGTGCGAGCTTCGCAATAGCCTCTTGGTAGGCGGATGATTTTATTAGCTCGGCCTTGATTTCAGCATTTTCCTTTGCCCAGCGCGGAACTTCGCTCTCCTGGAGGGCAATCTTGCTTAGCTTACCGGAGGGCATAAAGCGATCCCGGAAATCATGTACAGTTCGCCAGTGCACGTTCAGGTGCGCATTGTGCTTGCCAGGGTATTTCTTTTTGAGAAAGTCAGCCACACTCTGAGGACTTTCTCCGTCAGAAAGCATCTTGATGATGATATCGCGATCTATATGTCCAAGGATTTTGTTTTTTGTTGCCATGATTTATATTACAAATGACCCGGGGCCCGCCTGGGCCCCGGTAACAAATCACTTGCCGAATTCGATTTGTTGTCGCAGTGGCCGGAATCTTTCGCTGCCGGCCGGTGTTTGTGCAGACACCGACCCTCCGACATACTTGGTTCCGTCATCTAGGACGAATCCCTTGTGAAAATCATAAGTCTTATCAGTTACCGGATCACGGTAAACGCCATCCGATACACGAACCAGCTGGACCCCTGGCAAGTCGGGTGAGTGGCGGGTGCTGAGGCTGGCGCCGATATCGCCAATCGCAGAGCGGTTTGGCGGTAGCATTTCTGTGCTGCGGCGCTTTGGCGGATCCCAGAATGCCTCTGGACTTGCCGCAAACTTGCCTAGCACGCGATCCAGGCGATCCGCCGCCACGCGGTGACCGTCAGCATCAAGGGCATCTGCAAACCCGACTACGAGGCTTGCAACACGACGCAGATCATCTGTGTCATAGGCAGCAAAGTCCAGGGCTGCGGCGGCAAGGGTATCCTCGTCCGTGCCAGACCCATCAAGGTTGCTGATTTCTTGCTCAAGTTTTGCGATTTTCAGCATATATCAGTCCAGTAGGCCAAGCATGGCCGCGTTTACACGATTTGAAACATAATTGGCAGTTTCGCTACCACCAGCGGCGAGGTCATCGGCATACTTGTCGAGGTCGCTGCGCTCCATAGTGGCACTCTTCTGGATAACGGAAACCATATCCTGGAAAGCCTGGCGGTGAAGATCCTCGCCGTGCTCCTGCAGAATCACTGCCATTGCCTCTTCGGCACCAGCTAGGTTGCCAAATTGAGCATTCTTAATAACAATCTTGTAGAGATCGTTAAAGCCCAGGCTCTTAAAGCCAGATGCGGCGGCATTGAAAGATGCATCAGACTCTGACGCGATGCGCTGCAGAGCGGAGTCAGAGAATTCGCATACGCGATTGCCGGCCTGGAAGAAGCCTGGCAGGAGCACATTGCCACCATCGAATTCAACCGGTACAGTGATGTACTGTTTACCGGATGCACTGCGAATATGGGTGCCAAGACGAAGACCATTGTCAATTTCGCTTTCTACGACAATCTTGTCATGACGAACATTGGCAAAGCGGAGCTGGTTTGCAAGCATCTGGCGTGCAGAGGCAAGCTTCTCGGGACCACACTTCAGGGTAGCCTCCTTGAACACTTGCTCAAAGTCAGCTCCACCCATCTGCTTCGCAGCAGGACTGAGTTCGGTCGGTAGCTCAGCTGGAGAGAGAACTGGCGACTCAAGAGAGCCAAGATCGAAGCCGGTGCCACCGGCGACGCCGATGTCGGCATCCCAGGCGTCTGCAGCAGCTTTGATAACAGCCGGACCAGCGAGGTTGTTGAGCTTGTCGAGCAGGCCAACAGCGGAGACCGTAGCCTTGCTGCCGGTGCTTGCCCAGCTGCCGAGATTTTCCTTGTTAAACTCGGAGAAGTTTGCGCCAAAGAAAACCGATGGCAGCAGCACGGTGCCATTGCGGACTTCGGTCGGGATCAGGGCGCTAGCGGTGCGCTTGCCGTCGCTGAGCTCTGCCGCAAATACAGCAAAACGCGAATCCTGTGCAGCAAGGGTAAGCTTGCTATCAAGGCCATAGTCTTTCATTTCTGCCTGGATTGTTTCCATGCCAAGGCGAACGCTATTGGTGGCAACATGCTCGCCGAATAGGGCGGCATACTTAGCGGAATCATCTACCGAAATATCGATTGCAGACTTGCCTGCATTCATAGATGTTTGCTCGGAGCTGCGCACTACACCACTCGAAGGGGCGGTATCGCCAAGCAAATCTCCGATCTCATCACGAACAACATCAGCCCGCCCGAGGCTTGCAACTCGCACCCAGCTGTCGCGCAGGTCTGCGCGACTAATTACGACCTGATCAGCCTTGGCGGCTACAACGTTGTGTAGCGCATGAAGGCTGCCGTCACGCGTCCGGGTATAGGCTGCGTTAATACGATTAAGAACATCGGAAACAAAGTAATCCTTTGAATCCTCGGTTACGGCCGCACTTGCAGCCTTTAGAAAAGCCTGGAGCTGACGCTTGATATCGGTCATTTGGTTTTCCCCTGATCA